CGCTCCCGTTTTTTTACGCGGAGATCAACTGCTAGGCATGATCACATCCACTTAGGACAGTGACAGAGCGTGACATCATCCACGATCGCCGATGTCGTTCCCCTGGGTGACCGCCTCGACTCATTGAAGGCCATCAGGGACCGGCTGGCCGAAGAGACCAGTGACACTCTGTGGAACAAGCACAAGGACGAGTGTTCCTGCGTCTGCGGCATGGGCGATGGCCGCATGCTCGTCGCGCTGGTGAAGGAACTCCGAGCGGTGATCACGGAGATCGAGTCCATGCCGGTCGCAAAGGAGTCCTCGCCTAGTGACCAGCTCGCTGCTCGACGTGCGGCACGGCTCGCGGACGCCGCGGGTCAGTAGCTGCCCGCCCTTCTCGACCTCGGCCGGGCAGGACGCGGTCGACCTCGCCGCGTCGGCGGGGCTGCATCTCTACCCGTGGCAGCAGGACGTGTTGCGCCTGTCGTTGGGCGAGCGGCCTGACGGCACGTGGGCGACGCCGGACGTGGGCTTGATCGTGCCGCGCCAGAACGGCAAGGGCACCGTCCTTGAGGCCCGCGAGTTGGCCGGGCTGTTCCTGTTCGGCGAGTCGATCCTGCACACGTCGCACGAGTTCAAGACGTCCATGGATCACTACCGGCGCATTGAACGGCTGATCCGTCAGACGCCGGACCTGCACCGCAAGGTCGCCGCCTACCCGAAGGCGCCCGGCACTGAGGGCATTGTGCTTCGCGACGGCCGGGCGCTGCGGTTCATGGCCCGCACGAAGGGCTCCGGGCGCGGTTTCCCGGCGGCGGTGGTGATCCTCGACGAGGCGTTCGCGCTGACCGACGAGCACATCGAGGCGTTGATGCCGACGATCTCGGCGCAGCCCAACCCGCAGGTCTGGTACACCTCGTCGCCTCCGCTGGACGGGATTTCGGGCCTGCCGCTGTTCGCCCTGCGGGAGCGCGGCGAACGTCCGGGCGGCTCCGAGGGTTTGTGCTGGCTCGACTGGGGCGCCGATGAGGACGTCGACCCGGACGACCGTGAGACGTGGTGGGCGACCAATCCGTCCATGGGCCACCGCATCCCGGAGCGCACGGTGGCCGGCGAGCGGGAGAAGATGTCGCTGTCGGGCTTCCGCCGGGAGCGCTTGGGCGTGTGGCCGCGCAGTGCGGCGGAACCATGGCTGGTCATCCCGAAGGCCGACTGGTTGGCCGCGGCCGATGAGTCCTCAGGCGCACTGGACCCGGTGGCGTTCGCCATCGCCGTGTCGACGGACCGGCAGTGGGCCACGATCTGCGCCGCGGGAGCCCGATCCGACGGCCTGCGGCACGTGGAGGTCGTCGACCGGCGGCAGGGCACCGGCTGGGTGGTTGATCGGCTGAAGGATCTCGTGGCCCGGTGGAAGCCGTGCGCGGTGGTGGTCGACGCCGGCGGTCCGGCCGGTTCGCTGATCGCCGAGCTTGAAGAGGCCGGCATGGAGCTCACGAAACCGTCGGCGCGGGACGTGGCGGCGGCCGCGGGCGCGTTCTTCGACGGCGTTTCGGGCCTTCCGGCGCGTGATCCGGCGACGGGCGAGATGGGCCGCGACCCTCGCATCGTCCGCCACCGTGGCCAAGCGGACCTGACCGCCGCCGTCGCGGGAGCGTTGAAACGCCCGCTGTCGGCGGCGTGGGCGTGGGACCAGATGGCCGCGACGGTGGACATCACACCCCTGATCGGGGTGTCAAACGCGCTGTGGGCCTACTCGACCCGGGTGGTAGACAGCCCATTCTTCGCCGCGTGGCGCTCGCACTAGGACAAGGAGTGCCCGTGGCCGTCCTCGACCGCGTTGTCCCCGTTGACCGCATCGCCATTCAGGCGGCGGCACTGCGGTTCGGCCCGCTGCTGCTGTCGCTGCTGATGGCGCCGTTCTTCGTGCTCGGCTGGATCGCGGCGAAGGGCTTCCTAGCGCTGCGGTACGTGCTCGCGGCTGTGATTGTCGGCTGGAAGGCCGGCATGGAAGCCAGTAGCCGTGCTGGCTGACCGGATTTCGACGGCTCTGGTCCGGTCGGAGAAGCGGAACTCGATCGACACCTGGCTCGGCGACTTCCTGATCCCGGCCGTCAACCAGTTCGGCTACGGCTCGCTCAACGGCCTGCAGACCTCGATGCCGCACATGCGCGTCACCGAGATCATGGCGACGCTGGACTCGTATTCGGCGGCGTTGCGGCGTTGCCCGCCCGCTTTCGCGGCGCAGATGGTCCGCGCGCTGGTGCTGTCGCAAGCAAAGTTCACGTTCCGCAACCGCGGTTCGAGCGGCAAGCAGCGCAAAACGTTCGGCACCCGCGACCTGGCCCCGTTGGAGCGGCCGTGGACGAACGGCACCACGGGTCAGATGTTGGCGACGATGGAGTGGCACGCCGGGCTAGCCGGCAACGCCTACGTCACGAACCGGACCGCGGGCCGGCTGCGGGTGTTGCGCCCGGACTGGGTCGCGGTGGTGTACGGGTCACAGCAGGAGCCCGAGGACGCGGCGACGGCCCTCGATGGCGAGGTTATCGGCTACGCGTACGCCAACGGTGGCCTGTCCGCACCGGGTAACGGGGCGTTGACGGGTTACGCGAACCGGGTGGAGATCCTGCTGCCGGACGAGGTGGCGCACTGGTCGCCGATCCCCGACCCGCAGGGCGGCGGCATCGGCATGTCGTGGGTGACGCCGGCAGTGCGTGACGTTCAGATGGATGAGGCGGCCACCCAGCACAAGATCGCGTTCTTCCGGAACAACGCGACCCCGAATCTGGTCGTGAAGGGCATCCCGGCGGCCACGCAGTCCCAGTTCGACGAGCTGGTGGCGATGATGGAGGCCACCCACGCCGGGGTCGCCAACGCCTACAAGACCCTGTACCTGACCGCGGGCGCGGACGCGACGGTGATCGGGTCGAACTTCAAAGACATGGACCTGAAGAACATTCAGGGCGGCACGGAGACCCGGATCTCGTTCCTGTCGCGGGTTCCGGCGGCGGTTCTGGGCATCTCGGAGGGCCTGCAGGGCTCCTCGCTGAACGCGGGGAACTTCGGCATGTCGCGGCGGATCTTCGCCGACACGTGGATCTATCCGACGCTGCAGGATCTGTCGGCGGCGTTGGCGCCCATGGTGAACGTGCCCTCGGACGCGGACCTGTGGTTCGACACCAGCGACATGCCGATCCTGCGCGAGGACGCCCGCGACGCGGCGGACATCGAGATGGTGAAGCAGACCACGATCGTCGGCTACGTACGCGAGGGTTTCACCCCGGAGTCGGCGGTGGCGGCGGTCAACGCGCAGGACATCACCCTCCTGAAGCATTCCGGTTTGACGAGCGTGCAGCTCCAGCCGCCGATGCCGAACGGTCCGCCCGGGTTCGACCAGGCACCGGGCGGGCAGGTCCCCGGTCAGTTGCCACCGGTGCCGGCGGGGTTCTGATGGACGCCGCGACCCTCGAACGAGTATTGGCGCTGGCGGAGATTCGCGGTCATCCCCATCCGGGGCAGAAGTACAAGCACGGGTGGATTCCCATTATTGCCGGGGCGCTGACCGGCCAAGACGCACTTGACGCCGTTCCCACCGAGTACCGCTCGGGGCCCGAGGCCCACTTCGGCAACTATGAGGGCGCGCAGTTTACGGGACCGACTGGCGGCGGCGACCCGCACGCACTGGCCGAGTACGAGGGTGTCGAGTACCAGCACACGAACAGTCATCTCCGTTATGGCCCGATGGCGGACAGCCCGAATCTTGCTCATTACAAGGGTGAAGATCTGCAGCGCGTGCGCGAGCATGACGCCGAGACCGCCCACCGCATCGCCGAGATCGATAAGACCATGGCGGCGTCCAAGTTGGCGGCGGACGTACAGGTCGATCGGGTGATCAAAGACGGAAAGAGCGTCTTTGGTCAGGCGTGGCACGAGGGTGTCATGAACGCCGCGACCAAGGACTTCGACGAGCAGGACCGCGAGTACGAGCGGTGGCTGGCGGGCGACCGTCCGGACCTCACAGGTATGTCCTGGAAAGAGAAGGCTTACGTCTCGACCTCGGCCGACACCGAACACTCACCGCTGTTCGGCGAGCGTTGGGCGCGCATGGCCAAGGAACACCCGGACAGCCAGGGCGAGCCGGTCATCATGACGATCAAAGTTCCGAAGGGGACGGGCGCGGTGCAGCTCGGGCAGATGGGATGGTCGACGGGCCCGGGCGGCAGGAAGATCAAGAATTCTGCCGAGATTCTGCTGGAGCACGGCCTGACGATGACCGTGGTGGCCGACCACGGTGTTGACGACCAGGGCTTCCGGCGTCTCGACGTGGTGGCCTCCCGTGGCGACTAAGACCGCTGACGAGCGGGCCGCCGAGCGCATGACGATGGACTATCCGGTCACGTTGCTGACCCTGCCGACGTCAAAGCGGATCCTGCGGTCGCGGCCTTCGGCATCCGCGTCTGCTACCGCCCGCGCCCGCGAGTTGGCCCTGCTCGGCATCGAGGTGCGCGCCACCCAGTCGCAGAACACCGGCACCGGAGGCGGCTACCAGCCCCCGCACGTGCCAGCCGGGAACTCGAAAGGTGGCCAGTTCGGCACCACCGCGGGCACCTCGACCGCCCCGAAGGGCTACCAGAGCATCCTTCCGCCCGCCTCGGCGTACCAGTCGGGCGGCGGCAAGTCGAAGCCTAAGGCGTCCGCCCCGGCCAACACCCCGCAGCCTCCCACGACCTCGCGGACGATGAAGGTCGGCGACTCGGGCGAGGACGTGCGCTACGCCCAGTACGCGATGAACCTGCTCGGCTTCAAGGTGCCGCAGGACGGCCAGTACGGGCCCGAGA